GCATCCGCACTCGCGGGCGTCGGCGTCATCGGTGCCGAGCCTGCAACCGCAGCCACCAGGACACAGGGGGTGCTCTCGGACGCAATCCGGAGCGTGCTCCTGGTTGTCGTAGCCGCATTCCGGGCAGCAAGCCATCCGTTGCGCCGTCTGCGCCTCACGCTCCTTCGCATCGGCGAAGCAGTCTTCCGAGCAGTACCGGGAGTCGCCGGCGAACGGGCCGCCCGCAGCCTTCAGCCATCCGCCGCAGTTCCAGCAGTCCTCGCCGCTGCCGAAGTAGAGGCAGACGAAGCCGACCGTCTCGGGGGTACTGGTCATGACGCAGGCTCCGGGGTGTCGGTGCAGTCGTCGTAGCAGCGATCGCACAGCCACAGCCACCCGTCGAGGGGCGTCAGGATGCGAACCAGGTGGGTTTGAGGCTCGGCGCAGATCCCGCACTCGTCCTCGTCAAGCACAGTCGGGCGGAATCTGGCGGGCGCGGGTCTGGTGGTGCTCATCGGTTCCTCACTTCGGGGGGTTGGGGGTCATGCTGCACGCTTGAGTTCCGCGGCGAGGCTATCGCGGTGACGGGCGGCCAGCTCGGAACTCACCGGGGCGATGAGCCGGTCGATCGGGAATCCCCAGCGGTCGAAAAACGCGGACCACGCAGTCTCGCAGGCCGAGCACTGGTAGTCGGCTACCCGGCCTCCGTTGACCTCAAGGACGGGACCGATGGGGAGGGAAGCGTCCGGGATACCGGGAGGGCATACGGGGCAGGCGTCGGCGAGGACGGGGAGATCGTTGGGGATCATGCCGCGGACATCTCCAGCTCCAGGCTGGCCATCTGCTCGGCGGACAACCCGGACGGCAGCCAGGAACGCGGACTGAGCACGTGACTGTCGATGATCTGCTCACGGCAGGCCACCAGCGCAGCGCGTTCGCAGAACCGGCTGCCGCAAGTCTCGATGCTGCGCCCGCCGCCGTGCACGTAGTACGGGTCCACGGCCTCAGGCAGCCACTCGGAGCGCGGGTACTTGTAGTGGATGTGCTGCTTCACGGTGGCCGGCTTGCCGCAGGCGCACCTCCCGGCCGGCATCACGCCGCCTCCCCGGCAACGACGCAGATCCGGTGCGGCGGCTCGTCGCCGGATACCTCGTGCAGCAACTCGTCCCAGTCGGACCGGCCGAACCAGTTCTTCTCCATCAGGTGGGCCGTCCACCAGACGAACTGGCGCCACGTAGCGATCCGCTCCGCGCTGATCTCGTACGCATCCCGGTCACCCTCGGCGAAGTGGGCGTAGTGGCTTGTGCGCCAGTGGATCTCGCGCCCTTCCTCGCGCCGGGCCGTGTTGATGTCCGGGAAGATGACGTAGATGCACCCGGTGCTGCCGTTGATCGGAAACCGGCAGGTCTCGCAGATGAGAGTCAGGTCGTTCATGAGTTGCCGCCTATCGCTGACGAGGGCGTCCAGTCGTGTCCGAGGGACTTAATGCACCCGTAGTGGCCCTGGAAGGACAGGGCGACGGTGCACTGCGCGCCCATCCTGGCCTTGCTGACGATCACGTCGATTTCCCCGGCCCGCGGCGATTCCGGCTGGTACTGGTCCTCCCGGTGCAGCAGCAGGATGATGTCCGCGGACTGCTCGATCTCCCCGCTCTCCCGCAGGTCGGCCGGGACCGGCCGCTTGTCCTGCCGGTGCTCGGGGCCGCGGTTGAGCTGGGCCAGCAGGATGACGGGGATCTCGTGGTCGCGGGCGATGTCCTTGGCCCCGCGGGCCAGGGCGGCAACTTCCTGCTGGCGCGATTCGGCGCCCGGCGCGGTCATGAACCCGAGATAGTCGATGACGAGCAGGCGGGCGGCGTTCCCGGTGCGCTCCAGGCTGCGCAGCTGGCCGCGGATGTGAGCCAGGGACTGCTTCGAGGTCTCGTCCACGATGAGCTGCGTGCCGATGAGCCTGTCCTGCGCGCGGGCGATCCGCTGCCAGTCATCCTCGGTGGCCTTGTGCCGGACGATGTGGTCGAGCGGCACGCGGGCTATCGAGGAGACGCGCCGCTGGGTCAGCTCGTCGTTGCTCATCTCCAGGCTGGCGAACAGGGCGGGCAGGCCAAGATCGGTGGCTACGTGGTCGGCGATGCAGAACCCCAGGAGCGACTTCCCGCCGCCCGGCCGGCCTCCTATGACGATCATGTCGCGAGGTCGCAGCCCGCCGATAGCGTCGTCCAGGTCCCGGTATCCGGTCGATAGCCCGGTGTCGATGCCCTCCTCGAGCGCGTCGAGGACTTCCACGACGGTCTCAGACTGGCGCCGCAGGGCGGTCGTCCCGGCGAACGCGGTGGCGTCCTCGATCAGCTTGCGGATCTGGTCCAGGTGAATGTCCGGGTCGAAGCCCTCCCCCGCGGCGATCTGCGCGCACGACCTGAGCGTGAGCGCGACGTTCCGCTGCTGCCAGGCGGCCAGCACCTTCGGCGCGTGGTAGGCGACTGACCCGGCTCGTTCCATCAGCGAGTGCAGGAACGCGCCGCCCGTGCCGAGGTTCCCGTCGCCGATCCTGGCCAGCAGGCCGGCCGCGGCGAGCTCGGACAGCACCGAGGCGGGTTCCACCGGCCGGCCGGCGTCGGCGAGCTTCACCGCGGCGCGGAACACGGTCTCGTGCGACCCGCTGGCGAACTGCTCCGGGCGCAGGGTCGCCGCGACCTCGAGCGTGACGGCTGCGGACTGGATCGCCGAGCCGAGCAGGGCCCGCTCCGATTCGGCCACGGGGTCATCGGCGCGAGTCTCGTCGTAGCCCTCGACCAGGGCGAAACGGGCCCGGACATCTTCCGGCGTCGGCACGGTGCTCTCGGTCACGACGACTCCAGTTCACGCCGGGCCTGCCGGGCGATGGCCTGCATGGCCTTTTCGGGGTCGCGTCCGTCACCGATAGCCACCGCGGCGGCGCGGAGGGCGGCGCGGTAGGCCGGCGGGTCATCGATCAGCTCAGGCGGCGGGGCGGGAATGCCGGCGTCCCGGATTCGATCGAGCCGCGCCTGCTGCACCTCGGCGCGGATCTCGGCCGGGTCCACGAAGACGGAATGCTGCTTGATGGCGACGACGGCGGCGCGGCAGTCCTCAAGGCGCAAGTCGCCGAGGATGTCGTGCCAGGCGTCGGGCGTGTACTCACCGAAAGCCTGCTGCGGACAGCAGGCTTTGACGTACTCGGTGAGGATGACAGTTTCGGACGGTTTCACGACGCCCCCTCCTTCGCTACGGCGCGCAGCATGGCGCGTTCGGCTTGGGCTCGGCGTTCCTGCTCGCGGCGAGCAGCGGCGGATAGCTGGGTTTGGCCGTTAGCGGCGGCGTCGTCCTTGCGCACCTGGACGGCGAGGTCGTTGAACTCGGTCGCGCCCATGTTCCTGGCGGACTCGATCAGGAAGTCGATCTCCCAGTCCTCGCCGAGCAGCCCTCGCGCCTGCTTGCCGACGCGGGATCGCAGCGAGGCGGCCGGCGCCTTCAGGCCCGCCCCGGTAGCCCCGTCCACGTACGCGGCGACGACCTCGCCGACGTGCCTGCCGCGCTCGGCGGCCTCGGCGGGGTCAAGCCGCCGGCGCGGTCTGGCCGCGCCCGCCGTAGGCGGAACATCGGGTGCGGGTACGGGAGCTATCTCTTTAGAGATAGCCCGGCGCGCCGGCGCGCGCGAGCCATCACTTGCTATCGGGTTGTCATCCTCAAATAGCAAACCGGATGGCAAATTGCCATTGACGGTTGGCTCGTTGCCATTGACGGAGGGATGCTGGCGCTCGTCCCGGCCCGCCGCGGGCTCATCGACGTGCACGCCATCGTCCGTGCTATCGGCTGCCATTGGTTTGCTAACGGATGATGGCAATTTGCCATCGCGTCCTGCGCGTTTACCCCACCTGGCCTCGGCGCCTCTCTTGCCCGCCGCGGCCCGCGCCTCACGCGTCCGGTCTGTCGGCAGGTAGCGCTCGAAGTCGTGAAAGAGCCAGCCCTCGTCGTCGCCGTCTTCCCACAGCCCGACCTTGACGAGCAGCCCGGCCAGCTCGCGGCCCCGCGGCCCGATGTACCGGCGCGGCAGGCTGGACGGGACGAGTCCGGGCGTCTTCCCCTTCTTGCGGGTGTTCCGGTGCGCCCAGGTGAAGCACAGCGTCCACAGTCCGATGGCCGCGGCACCGTCCTCGTGCTCGAGGAGGGCGATCACCTTGGCGTGGTCATCGAACCCGTCGTCTATCCGCCCCCACCCCATAACCCACCCCGCCGCGATGCTGCGCCGGAGTTGCACCCGGTACGCCATCGCCCCCGGCCTGGCAGCTCGTCGCTGACGGGTGCACGGAGGTCGCGTGAGACGGGCACTAGGTGCCGCCTTCCTGGTGGTGCCGGTCGTTGACAATGCGGTTCCTGCC